TTTTAATGTAGTGTGCTTCATCCACAATTACCAAATCAAATTTGGAATTAAGAATTAACGACTCCTCTTTATTTTTTGGGTCATGAAAATTTTTGATAATATCATAATTCGCAATTACAAAATCATGCTCGGTTGAGAAGTTCTTACTTTCGGCGATGAAGATTGGTCTGTCAGAATAATTTTCAATTTCTCGTTTCCAATTAATCTTCAATGTTGCCGGACAAATAACTAATATTTTTTTAGACCCACTTTCCAGTGCTCCGATGATTGTTGAGGTCGTTTTACCCAAACCCATATCGTCAGCCAATATAAATTTCTTATTTTCTAAAAGTTTTTGGATTGCCTCTTTTTGATGTTCCAATGGAGGTCTATTGGAATATTTCGAATAATCAACTACAACATTTTGAACGGAATTATCTTTTATTATGGCGGCTTTCGGTAACCAAAAATCGTGGAGTTCCTCATTCTCGAAAACTTTACCCCAAATATGATATGCCTTTTCTTTATCCGCCAATAATTTCTCAACCCAAACTTTTTGAGGAATTTCAGTGTATAGTTTATCGTCTGCCAATTTTTGAGCAAAATAAGCATCAAGAATCACCCACTTTCTGGCAACCTTTGGTTGTTTGTCGTGGAATGAAATTATATAGTCCGATTGGCTCCTTGTAGGGTAAAATTTCTTGTTAATTTGTGACTTACGTCTCAACTCCAACAAATAGTTATTACCACCTTCATAGGTTTCAAGAATCGTCATTGCTTTTGATTCTAAACTTATTTCCATTGTTTAAATAAAAGTTTGTATTAAATATAAGTGAAAATAAAGTATTTATCAATATATGAAAATGTCACAAGAAAATTTAGAAACTGCAATTAGAAAAATGTTATCGGTAATTAAACCAACAGAAGTATCATTTGTTGATTTTGATTTAACACCAATAGATGAAGATGAGTATTATATGTCAGTTAAGTATGTTGTTCCTGATGATAGTCCGATATTAAAAGTAAAAACAAGTCCAAGAGTATATGATGATTTAAGGATGAAATGGAATGAAGAGATGAAAAAAAACCTTAAAAATTTTTTTAATGCGAAAGTAATAATTACTTCAACAGGGTTAAGTTCAGAATCATTCTATAAACAAAAAAATTATAAATAATTAATATGGAAAATTTAGTTCCAATAACAAGATTAGGAAAATTTTTTGGGGGTGAGGATTACTCATTAGAGATTGATATGGGCCAAGAGTGGTTAGAGGGAGACATGAACTTTACCATTGTATTATATCGTATTGATAGATATAAAACAAAGACCGATGATGTTTATGGTGAAGTTTTGGAAGATGGTATTCAATTTATGGCACCTATCGAATTAAAAGGTCTTGTTCAGATTATGGCACCAACCGTTAAATTTATTGGTAATTCAAGAGTGGAACAGAAAGAACCTGGTAATATGAAATTTTCAATCTATCAAAAACAACTTAATGATTTGGATGTTGAAATATTTTTGGGTGATTATATTGGATATTACGAATCTGAAGACCGAGTTAGATATTATGTTGTAAGTGATGACGGATATGTTAAGTCGGACAATAAACATACATATGGGGGTTATAAACCATTCTATCGAACTATTACCGCAACCTATGTTAGTGAAAATGAATTTAAAGGTATTTAAGATATGCGAGATATTATTCACAAAATTTTAAGAGAGATGGAAAATTCTAATGAGAATAACATCAAAAAAATTGAAGACAATAAGAAGTATATTAAAAAATTACTACCAAGTATTATTAAATTTTTTAAAGATTCATTCTCCGAAGATTTGCTCGATATTGAGGTTACAACTAAAAAGGTTCATTATGGGATGGAAAATTATTCAACAGATGAATATCTTTTAAAATTTTATTTTAATAAAATTCCCAAAGAACACGAATTTAATATGAGAAGAACAATTATTAGGAATTTAGATAATATGTTTAATATCAATATTATAAATTATGCGGTTCCTTTAGATTTAGAGATTTATGTAAAAACATGGAAAAAATTATAAAATTATGCCATTACCAAAAAATATAGTTAAACCAACCTTACCACTAGTTCCTCGAAAAGAGTTATCGGCTCGTAGACAAGAACTATTGCAATATATCAACGAAGATGGAACTTATTTACCCAAATCGGTATTGCATGCGGATTTAGATAGAGGTATGTTGGACTTCGTTAAAAATGAATTGAAGGTCGTTACCGCAGGAGAAATAGTTCCAATGGTTGATATTATTATTACCACTCAAAATTGGTCTCAATATGTCGAAACTTATAAATTCATAGACTTAGATTATAACCCAGACCCACCATATATTACAGTCGTTAGAAGTCCTGAAGTTAAATATGGTTCAAACCCATCACTTCAATATACAATTCCAAATAGAAAACAATTTTATTACGCATCTGTTCCAACTTGGAATGGTAATGAACAAGGTATGGATATCTATACAATACCACAACCTGTCCCTGTCGATATCAAATATAATGTTAAAATCGTTTGTAATAGAATGAGGGAATTGAATCAATTAAATAAAATTGTAATGCAAACATTTGCGTCACGACAAGCATACACCTTTATTAAGGGTCAATATGTTCCAATTATTTTAGATAATGTTTCTGACGAATCTCAAATGACCATAGACGCAAGAAAATATTATGTTCAGAATTATGATTTCACAATGTTAGGATATCTGATTGATGAAGAAGAATTTGAAGTTAAACCGGCAATCCAAAGAGTTACTCAACTTATTGAAATGGATACCACAACAAGAAAACAAAAAAGAAATCAATTCCCAAAAAATCCGGACGAATTTAAATTAGATTTCTTATTTGTAACCGGTAACACAACATTGATAGACATTATTGATTTTAGGGCTGACATGAGCGTTGCAAATTCAGATAATGTTGAAACATTTGATGTATATATAAACGACAATTATTATGGTAGTGATGTTGAAGTAATTCAAATTACCACAAATGATGTTTTAAGGATTGAAGTCACTAAACTAAACAACAACAACGAGGCGTTAATTGTATTCGATAACAAGTTGGTTTAATCTTCACCATAGATATCTTTCTTCTCTTTACAATTTTCTATAATTAAATTTTCTAAAAATTTATAGATTTTAATTCCTCGTTTATCACAATACTTTTTAAGGATATTGTGTGATTCGGGGGATATTTTAATGTTTTTAATTTCTTTCTTAGTTTTCATGGTGAGAAAAAAGGCAGAATTAATTCATACCATTTATAAATACTTATTCAAAAGTAAAGTTTTTTCATAAAATATCGAATATTTATCTATAAAATAAATCTGTAATAGAATTAATAAATAATGGCAACAGCACAAGCAAACCAAAAAGTATTCGTATCTCCGGGTGTGTATACATCAGAAACAGACCTATCTTTCGTAGCCCAAAGTGTGGGTGTTACGACATTAGGTTTAGTGGGAGAAACAATTAAAGGACCGGCCTTTGAACCGATATTTATAACTAATTATGATGAGTTCCAAGCCTATTTCGGAGGAACAGAACCTGTCAAATTTTATAATACCCAAATTCCAAAATATGAAGCAGCATACATTGCTAAATCATATTTACAACAATCAAATCAATTATTTGTAACAAGAATTCTTGGATTATCGGGATATGACGCAGGACCATCTTGGTCACTTACTGTTACTGCTAATGTAGACCCAACAACAATTGGTAATCCATCTACGGGAACATCATTCACGGCAAATTTTACAGGTAATTCATTAAATGATACTGTTGAGTTTATTGGGGGCGCATTACCTTCTTTTGTGTCGGCAAATTTAAATACTCAATATAGACTACAAGATGGTTCGATATCGACATTGCAAACTGATTTTAATAATTACATAAATTCTATTGTAAATTCACCATCAACTTCAGCAACAACTGCAATTATATATGGAGCAATACCTCAAACCGATTATAATTCGGTAACAGGTCAATATACAACAATTAGAAATCCGTATGGGTGTGTAAACAATTTTGATAACAATGATTTAACTGCAGGTTCAAATGACAGTTGGTATTATGCAAATTTTGAATTTGCAAATAATAATTCTACATTAGGTTATACAGGATATTCATTTAATTATGCGGTTTCTAGTTTAATTACAGGTGCGTCAAATACATTCACGGGTACAGTAACCGGTAATTCATATACATTCACAGGTACGGCATATAGTGAGTTCAATAATATGGTTGTTGCAACCATTCGTTCAAGAGGTATTTCACTTTACACAAATCAAACTTCAAGTATTAACCATGGTCCGGTTTATCAAGTAGGAATAGATTATGATAATGGAGGAACTTCAGCACTAAATAATTTACAATTGATTTGTACTGGACAATATTCTGATATTTCAAAATCACCTTTCTCAACATTTTTATTATCAGGGGTAACCAAAGATAATGATGTATTCTCATTCGAAACTTCAATGTTAGCGTCATCGTCAAAATACATTACAAAAGTTTTAGGAGTTGATAATTTTGGAAAATCAAGATTTGAAGTCCCAATTTATGTTGAGGAAGCTTATCAAGGTTCATTAAATTACGCATATAATCAAGGTTATATAAGAGGATTAGCGTGTGATTTAATTGCATTACCAGATGCTAGAAGTCAAAACCAAACATCAATTGCGTATAATTTAGAAAGATATCAATCACCTGAAACACCATATTTGGTTTCGGAATTAAGAGGTAATAAAGTTTATAACTTATTTAAATTTATATCAATTTCTGATGGAGATTCTGCGAATACTGAAATAAAAGTGTCAATTGCAAATCTTTCATTTAACAATATGTCATTTGATGTGTTAGTTAGAAATTTCTTTGATACTGACTCAAATCCTGTAGTAATTGAAAAATTCACAAATTGTAATTTAGACCCATTATCAAATAATTTTATAGCTAAAAAAATTGGTTCATCTGATGGAGAATACGCGTTAATCTCAAGATATATCATGGTTGAGATGTCTCCAGAAGCACCAATAGATGCTTTACCATGTGGATTTTACGGATATACTCAAAGAGAATATTTGGATTATGACACTTATCCTTCACCGTATCCTAAATTTAAGACAAAATATTATTTCCCTGGTGAAGTTATTGCAAATCCACCATTTGGTGTAAATGCTGGAGGAGCACCTATAGAATCCTCAGGAGATATTGTACGAAGAAGTTATTTAGGATTTTCAACACAATTTGGAATTGACGAATCTTTCTTAACATATAAGGGTAAACAAACACCTTCAAATTGGATATCCGACCCGACGGCTGAAGGTCAACCTTGGAATGTAAGAAGTAAAGGATTCCACATGGATTCAGGAGCAACGGTTGTTACAATCGGAATCAGTTCTAAATCAAGCGGAGAAACAGCGTTTGAATGTGGTGTGGCTAATTTCACTAGCGACCCTGATACACAAGAAAGTCCATATTATTTCATATATTCAAGAAAATATACGGTATGTTTCGCAGGAGGTTTTGACGGGTGGGATATCTACAGAGAATGGAGAACTAACGAAGACAGATTCCAATTAGGAGCAACAGGTTATTTAGCAGGAGCTTATCCGGGTTCAAGATACCCAAATGCTACAGGAGACGGATTATTTAAAAGAATTGTTGTTCAAAATAATACTCAAGATTTCGCTAATACAGACTACTACGCTTACTTACTTGGTATTTTAACATTCGCAAATCCTGAATCAACAAATATAAACGTATTTGCAACTTCAAGTATTGATTACGTAAAT